ATTAAAATTGGCTTGAGGATAAGCTCTAAGCGTTAAGTAAAAAGCGGCTTGATCCTCAGCATCGGCTTGATGTCTCAAGGTTGTTGTGATGATTTGAGCCAATCGACCATAAAGGCCAATGCTTGCTGCATCAGAATCGCTTACCTGATTTTGAGAATTTTGGCCATATTTCAAATTTATGTCGTTGCGGATGTCACCAGCTCTTGTTTGAATTGAAAGAGAATTGGCCAAAGCCTGTGCAGCTGAAACATCGGTGTAACCATTGGTAGCCAAATAAATTGATCGATGATCGGCTGAGGCATAGCTAATTTGGCCTTGTGGGTTTTCGTAAATGTAACCCAATCCGGATGTTGCTAAAGCTGAAACTAAAGAATAAACATCAATGGTGGAGGCTGATCGCTGTGAAAGTTCGTAGCTTCCCGGTGTATCAATTTCACCCAATCCGGTGTTTTCTGCATCTTGCCATTGAGTGGTTGGATCATAGGTTGCCCAAGTCAATGCAGCCGGCACTTCATTCCATGAATTAACAAGCAAATCAGTTAGAATTGTAAGAATTTGATCGCCATCGAAATCATGACTTAAAACGCCTTGAGTTAAAGCTTTTGGCAATCGTGACAAAGCTCCCAAGGCTATGATTTTAACCGATTGATTGATGCCTACAACACCGGATGCAGCAATTCCAATGTCGAATTCCACGACTGTGCCACCAAAAATTGGCACAAATGTAGCTGTGGAATCTTGCAATTCAATCGTCACCGCATCATTGATTTCAATATCAACAATTGATTGATCAAGATTGATCAGCTCAAGATTGACATATCCGGCATTTGCTTGCTCATAAATGTTTGTTCGACCGCTTGTAATGGTGAGATTGGCCAAAATAGCGGTTTGATACTGAACACCACCAATGGTCACGCGCCAAACGGGATTAAAAATGCTCATGCTAAATTCCCACTAAATTAGTTGCACCACCGGTGCCTCTAAAAAAACTGTTGTTTTGAGCGTTGTTAATAGCCCGGGTAAAACCTTCCTCATCAATAATTGATGGGGAATTTACATTGATTACAACTGTTGGTTGAGATGAGGCGGCCATAATGCCGGCCAGCGTGTTTGTATTGACACCGGATGTGCCAAAAGCAAATGCTTGATTGGATTGCGCCATGATTCCGGCCAAAGTTGTTGTGCCGCTTGTGAAGTTATCAAACGCCCCAGCAATGTCTGTGACGGCTTGAGTTGCCTTTGCCGCAATTGTTGCCGTTGCCGTTGTGCTGGTTTTTTGAGCAGCTGCCTCAGCTAATGCTTGTTCAGCTGTAAGACCTCTTTTTTGACCTTCAATAATAACTTTTGCATCCGCCTCTGAAGCTGCTATGGATGCGGCCAATTGAGCCTTTTGAGCTGCCGTTTGTTCAACCGCACCTCCAGTTGAAAATGATGTGCCATCAGGTAATGTTCCGCTAAAACCAGCGGTGCCACCGCTTTCACCAATTTTTTTAATAAATGGGATGTCGTTGCCGGGTTTAATTAAATTAAGTCCGCGAATAACTAGGTTAATTCCATCAATTGCAAAGTTAATTAGTGGCTTGATCGCACCCAAAACTTTTGCAAATACTGTAATCAAAATTTCAGCAATGTCGCCAACTACCTTTAATGAATCGCCGATTGCTTTACCGATCAAAGGCGCAATGAATTTGATTACATCCCAAAATGCTTTAAATTCGTCTTTGCTATTAAGCACCGCAGTTTTGACGCTATCAAATACTGATTTAACACCTTCAATAATTGGCGTGAATACCTTTTTTAATGTCGTGCCAAGGTCGGTAATCACCTTGCCAAATCCGTCGCCTTCGGTCAGGCTAAACGCTGCCGAAAATGCTTGGATTGCTGGCAAGGCGTTTTCATTAATAAATCCCAAAAGTTTGTCAAGAATCGGCAAAAGAGCTGTGCCTACTGTTTCTTGAGCTTCGTTAAATGCAACTTGCACTCTTGCAATTTTGCCGGCATAGGTATCCGCATTTGCCGCAGCTGCCCCACCAAATAAATCAGTTAATCGGCCTTGTACTTGCTCAAATGACATTGATTTCAATTCGGCAGCATCAAGCCCAATTCCCAATTTTCCTAAAGCTGCGGTATTGCCATCATAAGCTTTGCCAAGACTATTGGCCACGGCTTCCAGCGGTTTGCCTGTTGCCGCACTTATGTCGAGCGCGGTTGAAAGTAAATCTTGAGCTTTTGTGATGTCTCCGGTTGATCGAACCAATCGGCCCAAAGCTGGTCGCAATTGATCATCAGCAACACCCGTTGCCAATGACATTTGCAAAATTGAATCCTCGGTCGCTTTGATCTGTGCGTTTGTTGCACCCGTAGCATTTTCCAATGCCAAAGCCAATTGTGTTTGTGCTTGTTCATCCTCAATGGCAGCTTTAACACCATCAACGGCCAATTTGCTGGCATAAGCTGCGGCAGCTGCTCCAGCTACGGCAAAAGCTGCACCGGCTTTTTTGGCAAATCCACCAAGCTTCGAGCCAAATCCTTCGACCTCATTTGAGCCCGTGTTGAGATTTTTTTTGAGCTGATCAACATCAGCTAAAATGGAGAGTTTAAGCGTTCTTGATTGACCAGCCATCACCACTCCTTCAAAATCTTTGTGAAAGCATTTTCCCACTCATTGATGATGTGTGGTTGTTCGGCTCTCAATGTCGGATAAATAAAGTATCCTCTTGATCCGCGACCTTCACGGCCTGACCACACCGGGAATTGCTTGTATTTATTTGACCCGAATTCGTAACCGCCCCAAAGCTGTTGAGTTGTACCTCCACCGCTGAATTTTTGAGAAACAAAGCCAAATGACAATTCACCAATTTTGGATGATTTGCTTACGCGCGATCCTTGAGCAACGCGAGAGGCGGCCTTATTTGGTCGGCCTCCAGCTGATGAAATAATTTTCGATTGCACATAAGTTGCCAAGCCATTTGAAACGGCTTTTGCCTGTGACACAGCTTGTTCATCCATGCCTTTGAAAGCCTGCAAAATGCCGCGCAATTGAGCTTTGTCATAGGTGATTGTCTCAGTTGCCATTTCTGATCCTCAGTATCTCGAAAGCGGTTAAAACATCTTCAGCTGTTTGAAACTCTGATCGTGACAATCCTGTGGCAATCGCCAATTCCCAAATAAACCGGTTTATTGTTCCCGGCTTGTAGCTTTTGGGTTTTCGGATTCTCCCATGTCGATGTCAGTCACAGTTTCGCACCAAACCTCAAAAGGCTTGACAGGCTTGCCAGCCGCCTCGCGCTTCATTGCGTGGTACGCCAAAAACATCAAATCTGCAATGCCTAATTTCTCAGATACTTGCTGAATTGTGTTCCCGGTTTTTTGTTCCCATTTCATCCACTCCGGTGGGAGCGCGGTATAGGTTGCGCTCTCCCCCGTTGTGAATTCGATTGTGATTGGTAGTTTCATGCTCCCGTTTCCTTTTCTCTTAAGTGATTGTTAATACTGGAGTTGTCACGCAAGTGAAAGCGAGCGAAACAGTCTGTGCATCCGGTGCTGTACCGCCTGCGCTTGGCAAAATTGGCTGAACATCGAAAGCAAATGATGCGCCTGAATCTGCACCAAAGATTACAGACAACCCAGTATTTGGTGCGCTTGTTGCCGCTGTCCAAAGTTCCTCACAAAGTGAATTTGCTGCGCCCCAATCGGCAAGCATTTCAACAGCGAAAGTTCCTTGAGTGTCGGTCGTAAAGTACGCCTTGCCATCAAGTGTCTGGTATGTGTTGATTGTTGAATCGACTGTCAAAGTCGCTGATGTGGCCTGTGCATCAAAATTATCACCAGCAATGGTGAAAGTGATGTCTCTGCCTGTGATTACTGTTGTTGGCATGATTTCTCCTTAGTTGGTGTAATAGGTGCTGACTTGTAAATCGGCCGTAAGATACTTACCGGCACCGACTTCCAATGGTTGTGGTTGATTAACATTGCCCACGACATAGCCGTTTGGCATTGCGCTGATGATGCTGATCATCAATGTTTCGAGATTGTCTAAAGCTGCGGCATTGTTGGCATAAGCCACAACACCAGTCACAGTCAAATTGATTTTGACTTTTGTGGTTGATCCATTGATCAAAACGCTTTCCAAATATGGTGCATCCGGAATTAAACAGATGCTTGGTGATGTCATTGTCTCTGGAATTCCGTTGTACACATTGGCGGCAATTCCTGAAAGTGCCGTTTTCAATGGTGTTCGGATTGCTGATTCGATGCTCATTGACACATCGTTTCAACATCGAGAAACGGGCCTAAAAGCCCAATGACTCTATTGGAAAGGCTGCGGCCTAAAATGAAAGGTGATGGCTGAAAATTGTCTGACATGATTTGGTTGCCGGGAGCTGTAATGCTCTGGAAAATTTCAACCGCTACGACCAAAATTGCATTTTCAATCGGTGGTGTCGATGCGTACAGCTGGGCCGCCGATGCTCCACTCAATGTCGCTGTTGCCGCTGGAATAAATGGCAATGGATAGGTTCGATCAGCTGCCGCTGTTGCAGCTGTAAATGTGTACGGCTCAATCCGATCATCGGTGACAGTATAAGTCGCGTTGTAGGCTCCGGCCCCGGTTACAACAACAGATTGACCCGGCACAAAATAGTTTGGCCGCATTGTGGTGAAATAAATGACGGAATCACTCACATTGGCAAAAGTCACCGATGATTGG